GATAAGGTTTATGATGGGTGTAATCCGATCAATCCACCCAGGAACCTGCTGGCGTGCGATAGCCAAGTGCGTGGCGACCGTAAAGGGTATAATGCTGAATTCCGGGCCATTTGGACCATCTTCAATCCCGATATACTGCAGGTCGAAATCGTCGTCGTCAAGGTAGACTTCTGCCATCTTAGAGCACAATCCACAAATCAGTGTCTGAGATGTCGTTTGGATTGAGGCGGCCTATTGGGGCCTTATACGGGACCACGAGCGCTGAAATCAGCACCGGGCGAGCCACGGGCGAGTCGAATGGATCTGTCTATTACGATACAAATATCGTAGCCTCCATTTCCAACGACAATGGCGCAACGGCCAAGGGTGTGCATGGTCGTTTTGCGGAATTTAGTGATACCCGCAGCCGCCCGTTAACTGGCCCTTCGAACCAGTACACTGTGGCTCTAGTACGGGGTGCCATTACAACGAACAACTTCCCGCTGTTTGTACCCGTGCTGCGTCCAAGCACCCCGACCAATCCCAATCCCGTTGTGGAGAATGGAACGCCTGTATGGGAAACGGCGATGCAGCCAGGGCTTGCTCTCACATGGACAGGTCCCGTGTACTCTGAGAGCACAAACGCGGCAATCCAGGGTGTTATCCCATCGGTTGATATCACATTGGCTTCATGGCCAACGTATGGGTGGATGACGTACTACACGACAACGGGCTTGTATCGTAACGTCTTGAATTTTGCATCAGTGTCTACGAACGCAGACTGTACAGTGGCCGCCTTGCTTTCCAGGCTAAACACTGCCTTGACGGGTCTGGCTGTGGTGACGACGAGTGCGGCGAATTCCCAGTTCCTGACATTTACGAATTCGACGGCCCAGCCGATTTACATCGACTTCTCCATGCCGCCGGTTCCCCAGAACTTCCCCAACATTGCTGGCCCTGTGCCTTCGAAGGCTGGTCTTTTGCAGACGTGCAAGCTCTTGGGGTTTATCCCGGGGAATGTTTTCGTGATCCCCGCATCCGCAGCAGCGACACTTCCCAGACCCTTCCAGCTGGCGTTCCGAGCATCCGTGAATCTTTTCACATACAAGAACGTTCGGTGGGTCCCTGAGGACATCTCGATCCCAGTTCCGACTGCGAGGGATGTCGGAGCTGGGTATACGGAAACGTACTTCGATTGCTCTACGTATGAGCACGTGATCAACCAGTGCGTTAACCCCACATTCAGGCGCATGATTTACGACGAATGGGATAACTCCGGACCAACTGCAGTTGTGAAGGAAGAGCAGTGTCTTCAGCGCCAATTGAACACTGTATGCAACGCGAATTGCACTGCACTTACACCCTGGAGCCAAGGCACGCAGTATGCAGTTGGTACTTCGGTGTATTACAACGGACGGGCTTACTACTGCCAGGTCGCTAACTCGAGCCAGGTGCCTTTTTTCGGTACAGATAGCCCGAGCCCGTTTTGGTTTGACTGTGGCCCTTCCATCTGGAATTCATGGTCGCCTTCGCAGAGTTACGTGGTTGGTGACGTTGTTACGTACGTCCCTGGTAATTCCCGCCTTGTCTACTACGTGTGCACCGCTGCGGTTGCTGCGAACGGTACGTTTCAGTCGGCATCGTTTAACTCTGGCGGTCCTGGGATTAACCTTACGCAGCTCACCGGTGTCCTCTCTCCCACTGGTGTAAATCCTGCTACAATTGGCACCATCACCCCTACAATCACATTCAACCCAACGACTGGGCTCTTCTCGCTCAACCTAGACAGCTACGGGTTCGGGGGCACGGACTTGACAAATGCCTATGATGGCTACAGTGTTGTTGACGACAGTCTATACCCGTCAACGGGGGTGCAGGCTTTTATTCTGAATTCGTCCTTGAACGACCAGGCTCGTGATTCATGGGGTCTTTCAGGTACTACGCTCAATTCATCTGCACCAAACCTTCCTGCGTATACGACGTTTCGCCACCCTAACATCATCTACGACGAGAGGATGACAATCGAATCGGATGATTACTTCGACCAGATTTTCGGGAATTGGCCGAAGCTCCGTCTTAACTACCTTGACCCTAAAACAAGCACACTGACATCTTACGTGAGATATGTTCTCCAGGCATCTGATGCTGGCTTGAATGTACCAACTCCCCTCCCACTGCTGGATCCGACCGTTGCCACCGCCGGTTATCTCCCACTCGCACGTGTAGCTGGAAACCAGCCATATTTATACACGTTTCCACAGGGACACCCGTCGATTGGTCTGATGTGGAATCCGATTGATACGATCGTTATCATATCTGGAAAGGTACCCATCGTGGCAGATCAAGCCGTCCCTCCTTTCGTGATTGGCGACAACGGCCCTCCGGAAACACAGACGAACCAGAAGGTTGAGAACATCATTGCTGAGTTTGTCGTTGCATGCTCTGGGACGGTTTTATCGGGTCAGGAGTACAGGAACCAGATCATATATGAACCCAATACACCGCTCCACGTTGATCTTATCAGGGGTACGCAGCTTGACTGCTTTGACTACAAGGTTTATATGCGAATGAAGGGAACACAACTTCTTCGTCCCGTGACTCTTTCCAACGGTGGAAGCGTAAATATCCGCTGGCACTTCCAGTTGAAGACGTGATGTGCGCATAACTTAAATCTGGTCCTTTTAGACACCGTGTGTTTCATCGATACACGTAATCACATTGTCAAAGGCGCCTCTCTCGTAATCACGACATTGTAGAATGAGCTCGATCCTCAAGGTCGCTGTCTACGATGCGCGCATGCAGCAGGAGGAGCCTGCGTATGCAGTCCAGAAGGGTGCGCTTTCCGTGAGCGTTGCCCCTTTTAACGCCATCGCTGCAAGCGCTGCTCAGATGACGTTCCAGGTTCTCGTCCCGTCTTTGAACGTCTTTGTCGACCGCAAGATGATGATTTCCGCTGGTCTCAATTTCAGTGCCAACCTGTTTTATGGTGGCCCGCGAAGCGCTAGCCTCCATGGTGTCCTCACAAACTTTGCCACCGGCGTAACCGGAAGCATGGCCATTCACACAAACGTCCTTACCCTCACTGCACAGCCTACTCTCAACGGTGCTGCGATTGTCCCGGGCCTTTTTGCGGGTACTCTGGTGTTTCACCCGCTTCTACCGGTTGGCACGACTGTTATTGGTAACAGTGGTGTCCCGGCTGATAACGGCCTCGTATATATCCTCAGCAACTCCACTCAGACTGCTATTACCGCCGCAGGTGTCGGCACTGGCACCGGTGCGTTTGGGTTTTATTGCCCTTACGTCTATGACGTTCCCGACCCGATTATGGGTGTTCAGCAGGGCGTTACGTATGACTCGCCTTTCGATGGCGCAGTTAACAGTGCTGCATTCCAGCCCATGGGATATGTAACTGCCGTGTCCCCTAAGGATCTGGCGTATTCGTCGTTCCCTCTCCAGACTGCACTTACTAATATGACCGCGACTCTCAATGACTGCACGGTGACGACGAATGGTGACACCCTTAAGGAGCAGCTTCTACTGACGATGACCCCCGAGAATGTGAAGCAGCGGACTACGCCTTCCGGTGTTGACTCGTACAGCTGGGGTCGCGACGATGCAAACTCCAACTCTGGCAACTTCTCGTCGTATTCTGTTTCGAATTCTCATGGCGATGTGCCTAACGGTGCATTCCCGACGACGTGGTATGCAGATTCCTCGCAGACCAACCCACTTTCCGGCAACGGTACGATCGTCGCCACCGGTGTGAACCAGAACACCGCCGCCTCGTATCCGTTCCTCGCTCCTGGTCTATACTCGTTCGGTCTGGGCACTGCCAGCGGTAACTTGGTGACCGGTGGATCGAGTGGTACCGGGTTTTACGTCGCGCCGACGAATGCGTCGAACGTCACTGGATTCGTCGCACAGAACGTCCTGGTCCCCTTCGTGAACAACCAGCCTGTTTGGACCACTGGGTTTCCGGGTGGAGATCTTATCGTGTACGCTAACTCGTTCATTGGCTGCCTTGGAGCAGCTATCGGCCCCAACGTTTATGACGTAAATCCCGGGTTTACGATCACGTCAAGCGCGGCGGGAACGTTTATCACGCTTCTGCGTAACGTGCCTCCGTATTGCATGATTGGTGCTAAGCTTTACATGGCCACCCCCACCGGTGGCCTTGGAACTGTCAACCCCTACGGCATTTCGATTGGCCAGCCTGGTGGTACGCCTATCCTGGGTGTCGTGACTAACATCCTGTCGGGTGGCCTTGGTGTCGCTGGATCCACTTACAACGTCCTACACAACGTCGGTGCGACTGGATTTTCAGCAACTCAGATTCGTGGGTTGGCTCTCCAGGCTGGCTGTAACGCTTTCGTTCCCCTTCCTGTGTTTGGACGGGTGGATGTCGTCGAGCCGCTGGTTATCTCGCCTATGATTTGGGCTGATAGTGCCGAGTTTCAGACCGTCGGTCTCTACGGAATGACGAACATGCAGTTTATCATGAATTTCGCACCCCTCGGAACGTGCTATGCTGCATTTAATCCGGCTTACAATGGTGCTGGTCCGACCGGGTTCCAGTCTACGGCGTCTCTCCCGCTGTGGGTCGACGACCTCACGAGGCCCACCCAGAACACCGGCAACATTCTCCGCTCGTCTAATATCCGTACTGTTCTCAGTGATCTTGCCTTTAATAGCTCATCGGCTGCTGGCAACGGACCGTGGACCTCGCCTACCATGTTTTCCACGTTCCTGACGCCCGGTCCTGACGTGACTCTCCCTCTCGTATCCACGGTCCCCTATGTCGAGTTTCCTCGCTACGTGAGGACTGTTACGCAGTCGTTCATTGGCACTCAGAGTGTCAGCACGCAGACGATTTCCCTTACGTCGATCCCGGATATGGTTATGCTGTACGTGAAGCCTGCGACGAAGGGCCCCAGCCAGCTTGACCAGTACATCCCGATCGACAACGTCCAGGTTACGTTTGACAATTTCAGCAACCTGTGTTCTGGTTTCCAGCAGTTTAACCTGTACGAGTCCGCGGTTGCTGCTGGTCTTGATCTCGACTGGCACCAGTGGCGTGGTTTTACGCAGGGTCCGATCTCGTCTACATCTCGTGTGAGCCTTGGCAGTAACGCCGTGACGACTGCTGCTAGGTTCAAGCAGGTGGGCGTCACCCAGCTTTCGGGTGGTCCGATTCTCCTCCGTATGGGCCAGGACATCACCCTGAGCCCGGGTCTTGCTCCCGGCTGTCTCGGAAACTACTCGTTCCAGGCCACCGTCAGGCTGCCCAACACATATGGCTTCTATGATTACCTCACGGCCGTCACCATCACCGTCGTCGCCATCAATACTGGATTTTTCGAGACTGTGCGCGGCCAGTCGGCGATCCGCAAGACGATCCTCAATAGCGCGGATGTCGAGTCTGCGACGCCGGAGACCGGTGTGTCGCGGACGCAGCTCAATCGCATGGTTGGTCGTGGTGCATACATGCGTGGTGGGTCCAGCTATGTCGGAAACGCGTCGCACCTGCGGCGCACTGGCAGCCTCACTGGCGGTGCTTCAGGTGGTATGATGGCTCGCCACGGTCCTTCGGCTGGCATGAAGCGCAGCTCTGGGATCATGTAAAAGTTAAATCACAGCTACAATGAAGTCGAACGTCAAGCTCGTCGGATCTCGTGCTGAGGTGTTCCATGGTAGCGCACTGCGCACCGCCGGTCGTCTTACGAAGGATGACTTGATGAAAAACAAGGCGGGTAGGATCGTGTCCAAGAAGAGGCACGATGCGGGCAAGACCGCACTGCGCTATCTTCACGCAAAGGGGTATATCGCAGTCAAGGGTGTCTTCGGATGCAAGAAATCAGATAAGGTGACGTCTGGCGATACAACTGATACCCAGCCCCCTACGAATGAACCTCTCCCCGGCACCGCATCCGACCTGTCCGCCCCGTGATCCAGCACGCGTAGCACTGCTTGGCGACGCGGAGAGTGTAGCGAATATTGTAGTGCGAGAGTGGTGGGTAATTCTGGAGAATGGTTGTAACGCGTCTCCGCGCGATGCGGTCAGCGCGTGTCGTGAGAAATCTGCGTTTATAGCCCATCTTTGTATGATTTAGTAGCGCCGATTGCACATATCGTGCCACATACGCCCGCGCTCCATGTGTGTTCTACCGTTTCCGATCATGTCCTCGTCTTGATCCGCTTGCATGATCTGTTGCACTGCTGCGCGCCTTTCGGCAACTGCGACCTCGAAAGCGTGGATAATGATTCGATTGGCCTGTGTGTCAAGTACACGTCCAGCTCCAACCTCCTGCATGTTCTGTATGCTCTGCCATAGCGGGTCAATGATCAGTGCGTAGTGAGCGAGCACGTCACTTACGGCTTGTTGACGTGCATTTAGGGGCAAAGCTACACCGTCTGCACCGATGTTCATTGGCTGTGGAATGCCAGCCCTCCTGGGTTTGGGGATCGAGGGAGGGGGTGGGGCGTTTGCCTCTCCAGGTAGCATAC